TTATTTTTTTTCTTTTTTTATAAAAATATTATTATTATTATTAAATGAGTTCCTTAAATATCAATGATTTATATGGTACTATCCATGAAAAGAATATAAAGAGACTTGAACATTTCGATTCTATTCTCCAGAAAATACATTTGAGGATCAGGACAAATGCTGGGAAAGAGCAAACTCATTGTTTTTATCAAGTTCCAGAGTTTATTATTGGAGTCCCCTTATATAATGTTACGGATTTAAGAAGATATTTAATAAATTCATTAGAAAAGAATGGTTTTAAGTTATTATATATGGACCCGAATTGGTTATTTATTTCATGGGAAGTAAAACAGCCTACGATCAACGATTCTCTGAAAAAACAAAAATCAGACGGGAAAAAATTAAAATCTCAAGAATTTAAGACTATAGATGATTATAAACCAAATGGGAATTTCGTTTATAATTTAAATGATATCCAAGTTATGAAGAATAAAACAATTAATTTATTATAAAAAAAAATAATTATTTCCCACCCATTTTATAAATATAATCTGTGAATATTAAAAAGAATATCCCTGTTAGTGCAAATAACAATACATCATTAAATTCATCATCATTTGTAAATGATTCAATCATTGGACGATTTATTGTAGTTTCATTCCTTCTTTTTTGATATTCTTTATATTCTTGATATTCTTTATCAGATATTGAAAATGTTTTCTCCCGATTTATTTTTTCCTCATTCATATGATTTAAATTATATCTATGATATGGAGAATATGGAGTATTATTGCTTAAAATATTTTCATGGAGACCAGCCAAATTATCTTCCTGATGAACGGGTTTCAACTGTTCGGGGTAAATTATATCAACATTTTTCTTATCTTTCTTATCTTTCTTATCTTTCTTATCTTTCTTAACTTTAATAGAATCCATACTACCTCCGTATGCTTCATCTAAAGGACAACCAAATGACATTATATTAAATAATATATTTTTTTTATACTTATTATAAATATAAGAAATTTATAAAATGTTTGAAAATGTCAATGATAATAAATATTTCATTGGATTTATGATGATCCTTGTAAATATTGGATCAAGATTTATTATTGGAGAGTTAAGTGAATCTCAAAAAAATTTAATTAATGACAAACTCTTACGAAGATTTTTTATTTTTTGTGTATTTTTCACGGCAACAAGAGATATTATCTCATCCTTAGTATTGACAATCATGTTCGTACTATTGGTATCCGAATTATTTAATGAAGATAGTGAATTTTCACTATTTCCCAAAGAAGAAAAAGAAGAAGATAATGATGATAATAAAGGGGATTCAAAGGCAGATAATGATAAAAAAATACAAGATGTTGTAGATATTCTTTATGATGTTAAAAATAATTTATAAAAATTTAATGAAGGTTTAATTATAAATTCAAAGTAATACCTCCCCCACTGTTACTCCGGCGATCTGTATCACCACTCATTAATGAAATATTATCTAAATCTGGAATACTAGGTTGTAAATTCATTTGATTAATTAAATCATCTAATCCAGCTGGTCCATCCATATCAGGTCTTGATTGAGGTCTTTGTTGTTGTGGTTGTGGTTGTGGTTGTGGTCTTTGCTGAGACATTTGAGGAATATCGGTTCTCATTTGTTCAGGTTGTCGTCCCGCATTTTGACCTATGGAACCAACTGCAGCGGAGGCAAATTGTTTCATTAGGTCTGGATTTTGTCTCATTATATCATCCATACCTGGTATTGAAGACTTAAACATTGTATTTGTTAAATGAAACATAAAAGCACTACCACCAAGCATCATTAATAATTTAAGTTCTGGTGCCATTTCAGATTTACCACCATATTTTTCTGCTAATTCTTCAAATACTTCGTCAAAATCAGTAACCCCCTCATTCACTGATTCCGACCATCCATCTAACTTAACATCAAATGGATCGAATTTATTATTAAGATACTCCGCCCCAGTAATTAATGCCATCATAACTTTTCTCTGAAACTTAATAGAATTATCAACCTCGCGTTGTTTTTTAAATTTAAGGTATTCATTCCTCATATCTTCCAGATTTGAATTCATATTATAATTCATCGTTGTTCTTATCCCTTGATTCTCAAGTTTCTTAAATTTATAAATTAAATCAATCTTTTCATTTTTTATATCCTGTGATGACATTGAATGAAGTGGTCGGAATTCTCCTGATTCTTGTCCTTTAAAATTATTAATAATAGGATCTTCCATTAATGGAGGAGGTATTACTTCAGGGTCGGTGTGTGTAGAATTATTTTGATTTTTATCATCGCTGAAGAAATTTACATCTTCTTTGATGCTTTTCTTAACGGAATCCTCACCACTTGAATAACCCCCATTAATCTCGGCTGTAACGTTTAATTCTGGAGCTCTACTTGTTTTTTTTTCGTTCGCTAAAAGTTCAACACCAAGCATCATATCATCTGTAGTTAGATTAATGTTAGATGATGGAATTGATTGGTCCAAATTAATTTTTTTATGATCGGAATCAAAATCTAAATTTAAATCACTCATTTATTAAAAACAATAATTATATTCTTATCATACTTACGCACCACTCTCTTTTAAATAAGTTTTAAATTAAACACTTAAATAGTCCGCAATATTTTGGGGCATTTCTTTAATTTCTGTATCATAAAATTCTTCTATTTCTTTCATATAATTCATGTCCCTATCAGTCACTAAATTAATTGAAACACCTTTCCTTCCATATCGCCCGGATCTCCCGATGCGATGAATATATGTTTCTTTCGATTTAGGAAGGTCAAAATTAATAACCAATGATAATTGCTGAATATCAATTCCTCTTGATAAAAGATCTGTGGATATAAGGATTCTCGTATGTCCCGATTTAAAATCCTCCATTGTTTTTTTTCTTTCCTGAGAAGTCAACTCGCCATGGATATAAGAAACTGGGAAATTATCCTTATTTAAATTTTCATAAACCTCCATTAATTTATTTCTTGAATTAATGTAAATGATACATTGTGAAATATTAATTACATCGTATAGGTCCTTTAAAACATCCAATTTCCAATCATTCACCTTAACATTAATAAAGAATTGTCTGATCCCCTCCAAAGTTAATGCTTCTTTTTTAACCAGAATATTCTCAGGTTCTCTCAAAAACTTATTGCTTAACTCCAGGACATCCTCGGGAATAGTCGCACTGAAAAGACATATTTGAGAATTCTCAGGAATTGATTTTATAATATCATAAATTGATTCTTTAAAACCAAACGATAAAATTTCATCTGCTTCATCAATAATAACTTGTCTAATATTATCTGTAAAAAGGTTCCTTCTATTAATCATATCTAAAATCCTCCCAGGAGAACCTACAATTATTTGTGGATCTTTATTTAACCCATCTCTACATTCATTCATACTCGTACCTCCCATGACTTTCATCATTGTAACATCCATATATTTCCCGATATTTTCTAATACATCATACGTTTGATTTACCAATTCATGTGTTGGACTAATGATTATTACCTGTGTCCTTTTTAGCGATTCATCTAATGAATTCAAACACCCAATCGCAAATGCGCCTGTTTTACCTGTCCCAGATTGTGCTTGGGCTATTAAATCAACGCCCTTACACATAACTGGGACTGATTTATGTTGAATGATAGATGGATTTTCAAAACCGTATGAATAAACCCCCCTAAGAAGGTTTTCTTTTAAATTTAAGTCATCAAATGACATTTTATTATTATTATTTTCTTTACTCATTTAATATAAAATTGTATTCATTTCTTTAATTAATTTCTATTTCTTAAAAAAAAAATATTGATTCATAATATAAATGCCAGGAAATTTGCCACCACCGATGAATCAAAGATTAAATCCAAATAGGAGTTATGGTTTAAATCAACCAGTAGTAGGCTCTCAACAATATTATGAATTATTAAAGAAATACAATACATTATTAAAAATGTATCGTTCAAGACCCGCAACCCAACAAATTCGCCAGGCAATGCCCCGGTCTTCTGCAGAAGATTACGATGTTCAAGCAAGATTACCTGCCTTACAACACCAATATCCAGAAGTTTTACCAAATCTACAGAAATACGCGGACAGGTTGAATGTCAGGTTTAATGCGGCTGATTTAACAAATACATCCGAGTATGGACATACCCCTTCGGTTGAAGAAGAATACCAAACAATTTTCAATGAATTAGGAGTGAACTCTACCGTGCCTAAAGGACCGAATAAATCTAGATGTAAAAAAGGGGGGAAGAGAAGCTATAGAAATAATAAACGTAGTAATAATAAACGTAGTAATAATAAACGTAGTAATAAACGTAGTAATAATAAACGTAGTAATAATAAACGTAGTAATAATAAACGTAGTAATCGTAACAGAAGAACTCATCGAAAAAGATAATTTATAAACATTTCGTATTGATTAATTCAATAATCTTATTAATATCAGCACCTTGAATACGTTCTACATAATTTCTATTTTTAAACAATAAGAATGACGGGACTGATTTAACATTACATTTTTCACATAATTCATCATTTTCATCTTCATCGATATCAATTTTGTAGAAAATTATTTTTTTTGAATCTATCTTTTTGATAAGTTCAAGAAGTTGAGGATAGATCTGTTGACATGGTCCACACCATGACGCGGTAAAATAAAAAATAATATATTGTTCTAAATCCAATACTTTATAACAATCGTCGCCTTGAATAGATTCCATTTATTAATTATTCTAATAAAATATTAATAATCGTCTGAAATAAACCCATCTGAGGATTCATTGTAATTATCCTCAATCATTTGTATTCTTTTTTCTTCTTCTTCTTCTTCAATTTCTAGTTGTGTTTCTTGTATGTTTTCGTTTGTAATGTCTTTTTTAACCCTCCAATAAGTAACCGGTCTTGGCATATCAAAATCTTCTTTGTTTTCTACTTTATCCCAATAAGACCCACCCATATGTTTTCCTAAATATCTAGAACAACTATAGGAACAACCGTGTATAAAGAATTCACCTTTATCACACGATAATGTGATCCATGGCTTACCTTCAATTATTTTTTTACAATCGAAACATTTTACCTCATTTATAATATCATCATCATCATCATCATCATCACTCATTTTATTATTATTATTATTAATAAATAATTATTGATAATAGTTTTCAAATTTTTAAACTAACAACGATACCTCCAAAACGAGCTTCATCGGCATAACATTCTAAACCATTAATATAACATTTGTGTTCTTTACCATCTACTGGTGGTTTACTTTGTATGATTGATTTGAATCCTCCAGTTATATCAATATTATAGAAGTCAATTTTGACACCATCCTTTGTAAGTGTTTTTTCGGAACATTCGGGGCATACTTTAGTAGGGTATCTTTCAAATAATGTCATTTTCTGTAAACAAATCGGACACGGCATTTTTTTATTCTTTATAATTTATAATAATTTATCTTAAAATAATATCCAACCCAAGAATATCTCGTATTCCAAAATAATTATTAGTTTAAAAAATTTGAATTATATTTAAAATAATAAGCAGTAAATAGAATAGTAAATATGAACATCTTTTCAAACGATATTCAAGAATATATTGATAATAATTATCAAAAAGAAGAGAATAATATAACAGAAATATACGTTCAATTATATGAAATTTATGATGTTAAAAAATATTCAGAAAAATATGTGATAGATAAAAATATCATTCATTATTTAACAGAAAAAAATAAGAAAGAAATACTTTATGAAGAAAGAAGACAGAAGTTGAAGATCCTTAAAACATTGGAATTGCCCGAACAAAGGACCCCCGAATGGTATGCTCTAAGGAAAAAGATTTTAACCGCAAGTTCTTTGGCGGGTGCCTTAGATAAATGCCATTTTACTTCTCGCGACGAATTAATCCTAGGTAAAATAGAAGAAACCCCCTATGTATCAAATCCAATTACAGAATGGGGTGTAAAATATGAAGATGTTGCGGTAATGTTCTATGAAGAGATGTATAAAACAAAAATTTTGGATTTCGGCTTAGTTCCTCATCCAGATTTTGATATCTTTGGAGCATCTCCAGATGGTATTTGCGAAGATTTAAATAATGGGAATGATGAATATATCGCTCGTATGATTGAGATTAAGTGTCCACCTAAAAGGAAATTTACAAAAACAGTTCTCCCAGGATATTGGATGCAAATGCAAGGTCAGATGGAAGTATGTGATTTAGATGAGTGTGATTTCTTCCAGGTTAAACTTGAGGAATATGAATCATTTGAAGATTATTCTAATGATCGTTTTGAAATTGATAATGTGACTCAAGATGGGAGAACCTCATTAAATTATCCAAAAGGTGTTGTGGCGACTTATAAAGTAGGGGGTAAACTTATTTATGACTTCTGTCCGCTGAACAAATCAAATGAGGAATTATTAACTTGGATGAAATTTCATAGAGAAAATGATATTGATGAGAATAAAAAAGCAGGAGATTTATTCGAGATGAAATTATGGAGGATTGAAAGATATGAATGTACATTGGTAAAGAGGGATCGCGGATGGTGGAATTCTATGATAGGTGAAATTCTAAGGTTTTCAAAAGATTTAGAATTTTACAAAAAAGATGATAATATTAAGATTCTTAAAGAAAAAATTGAAAATTCAAAGAAAAGAAAAAAGAAGGCTGAACCAAAGCCATTGGAAAATTTCTTATTAGTGGGAGATGATTAATAATCATCATAATTATTTAATTTCGGTTTATTATTTTTAATTTTTGTTTTTTGATTCACAATAACCTTTTTCTCAACGAACTTTACTTTTTCTCCAATACACATCGTTTCTTTTAAGAATATTTTTTTATCTTCAGGTAAGTCCTTAAAATCTCTTAGGAAAGAAGATAAGAAATGGAAATAATTATCAGGATAATTTAATTTATCTTCTCTTAATTGTTTTGAAATAAATTCACCTTTAGCGATATAATAACTTTTATCACAACCTTGTTCTATCTGACTATCATCATCGTCCTTAAAAGTTAAATCATCCATAAAATCATCCATAATAATATTCATTTCTGAATTTAATGACATTTTAATAAATTATACTATTACTACTATATTAATAAGAAATGATTAAGTATTTTTTTTTGTTTGTAATCGTAATCGCTTTAATAAAATTTAATAATCATGAAGGATACATGGATTGTCCCGAATCTTATCATCAAAAAATAAAAAACATACAAAAAAATTATGTAGATCAACTCAGAGCATATACTCCAAATGATTATATTTACATTACCGAGAATATTTCAGATAATTTACCAATACCCGTGAATATGGGTTTCCTGAATAATAAATTCTAGATTATTATTTTTTTATAATTAAAAAAAGATATTATATTATAAATCATGGAATTACTAGATACTAAAATAGTGTTAGTTACAATTTCTTTAACAATCGGTTTTTTTTATATTACATCAAATAATAATATAATAGTAAGGAAAGATAAAATTAAATAAAAAAATTAGATAAGATAAAAAATAATAAGTAGTAGTATAAAAAAAGAATGGAACTAAGTTTTAAACTAGTATTGTCTATATTTGTTGGATTAATGATAGGCATTTATTTTTCAAAACAATGTATTGATGAACCATGTTTAGTCAATAATTAAGTTTAAAAAAAATTTTTAAAATAAAAGTTTTTTTTAAAAAAATGAGTGGGACACAAATTGATGAACTCTTGAATGATATTAATTCTAAAAATTTAAGTAATGAGGAAAATTCAATGGTTGATGCTATTATTAGTGATTTAAATAGTGGGGATGGAGAGAAAAAACCCTCCCGTGTTGGCACACAGGCATCTATGCCCCAGATAACCCCCGAAGAGAAAGAGATGTTAATGAAACAACAATATATAGAACAACAGAGAATGCACGCGTATCAGATGCAACAGCAACAACAACATCAACAGCAACAACAACATCAACAGCAACAGCAACAGCAACATCAACAGCAACAGCAACAGCAACAGCAACAGCAACAGCAACAGCAACAGCAAATTGCAAACGTAGATACAACAGACTTCCGTTCAATTCTAATGAGTTTTAAAGATACAATTATTGTTTTATTTTTAACATTCTTATTCAATTTTGATGCGATCAATGAAACACTCAAATTTAAGGATATATCGTTTCTGTTCGATACTCCTAATAATCGGCCAACAATCGTGGCTGTCTTAGTAAAATCAGTTCTAATTGCGATCATTTTTTACGTCATCCAACAATTCATCAAATAATTCATCAAAATTCTCAAGTTTTTTACAACATTTATTAATAGTTACTTCTGAAATTTTACAAATTTTAGAAATTTGTTTCTTTGAAATTTCCAATTTTTTTCTCTTAATGAAATAATAAATACACCCGGAAGCAATTGATGGAGGAGTATTTTCTGCGATAATATTATTTTTAAGTGAAATACTACATATTTCATGAATAACAAGAGATGATTCCTCACTTATCTCTAATTTATTACAAAACCTTTTAATAAAGTCATCTGGTTTAATAGATTCCGCATTGAGGACACGAGTCTTGTTGGGTTTATTCATTGAAATAATTTCTTGACATTTCTTACAACCCTTAGTCATTACGGTGGATTCTAGTGAAAATATTTCTGCGATTTCTTTTGCTGATCTAGGAACATTGCATTCTTTACAAGCGAAATATACACATGCCGCTATGATCCCTTTACGATTGGCACCCCTTGAAATTTTTGTTTCTGAAATAATAGCATACAATGATTTTGCTTCATTAATAATAATACCGGGTATATTATTCTTTTTACATATATCTGTGATTTCTGTAAATACTTTGTATAAACTTCTTTCTTTATATGGCATTCCGCTCCATTGTTGATATCTCCTTATCTGGTTCATGGAAGAATTATTATTTTTGAAAGACACGGAAGAACCGACAGAAGACTCGGGTAGAAGAGTATTCACAGGCATACCACACCTGGTGGGGTCTTGAGAATTAGAATTATTAGAACCATAGTATCTCCACTCAGCACTCGAAACAATATTTGTAATAGTATTTCTACAATCTTTACATTCGATAACCCCATTTACAATCATATAATTTTCTTCTTTCTCACAACATTTTTCCTCGTGATCGTTACTTTTTTCTTTCTCTTTCTCTTTCTCTTCATATTGATTTATTAAATCAAAATGTTTTTCAAAATCCATAATATCACTTAAAGTTAGAAAGTTAGTTTTAAATAATTTAATAGTTTAATAGTTTAATAATTTAATAATTTAATAATTTAATAATTTAATAATTTAATAATTTAA